AGGCATGCCAAGAGCGGCGGGAGCGCGATGCAAGCAAATAACGCCCCGCCAGATCACCCGCCGGGAACTGCATGCCCCATCTGTAACCTTGCGGGCAAAGTCGAACGAAAGTCGAATCGGTTTGAAAGTCGAATGAATTTCAGCGCTTCCGGCATCCCCGGAGGCGCTTTTTTATGCACTTTTGTGCTTTTTGGCAGCTTTCAAAATTTAATGCACGATACAGCGTCAATCTTATGTTCGCTAAATCATTATTTAGCGAAATATGCACCCAAAAGGCACATTTTGCCCAGCTGTGGGCCGTCCTGGGGAGCATCCTCCGGGCCGGAAGGTGCTGCGGTCAGGGTGCGCCAGTCTGCATCCCGCTGCCAAAGTCGAACGGGTTTGAAAGTCGAACCAAAGTCGAAACGCTCCCAAAGTCGAAGGGGCATCCCCTGCCTGAAAGTCGAATGATTTTGCGCGAAAAAATCTCCGGCAAAGTCGAATTGGGTTTGAATTATGCACTTTTGTTTCATGATTCAGGTATATACCCCGTGTTTTTGACCATTTCACATGGGGATTTGTTTCAAGAGATGGTTTTGGAGTAGGGATAATTATTCGTGTCGATGGGTCTTTTTTGATGATGTCGGCAAGTCGTTCACGTTATTCCCTGATTTATTTTCCCCTCTTTTTGGGGTTAATCCCCACTCTTTTTTGGCTTAAGCCCTCTTTTGGGGGTTAATCTCCCCTCTTTTTGGGCTTAACCCCCTCTTTTTAAGGTTATTAACTGCTATTGTCGGGCATTTTCTATCTGCTTTTAAGGTTTTACTGTGGTATTAAAGCGCGAGTATAGGCATAATAAAAGCGCACCCAGCAGTTTGTTTATATGCTGCTAGATGCTCTGTTTTCGTTTATTCGGTTTCTTTCGCTTGTTTCTTTTCCCTGCGTGGCTTTGTTTGAACCGGTTCTATCAGTTGCTCCGGCTCTTTGACTTCCTTAAAGTCGTCTATCTCTACAAAGTCAGCGCTGAATCTGTCTTCTATTTCCTTGCGGGACATGTTTTCGCCTAACGGGTCTTTTGTTGCGGTAATGATTTCTTGCTGGTCTTGCAGTCCGTCATAGTTTTTCTGCCAGAATAGCCCTGTTACCGGGTTGATTGCGCCATCCTGCATCAGCATTTCCCGGTACATGCCGCATACACGCTTTATTTCTCGCGCGAATTCCTGGTATTCCTTTTGCGAGCTACGCCTTTTTCCGCTTTCCCAGCCGTTTACAGTGTCTCTATCCACTCCCATAGCAGCATACGCCGCCATGTTGCCCACCTTCATGTTATACTTGACACATAGATCAAGATAGTCATAAAAGCGTTTTCTGAGGGCTGGCAGGTCGTTTGTGCTTATTTTGGGAAGCTGGGATATCACAAGCAAAAATTCAATGCGCCTTTGATTCCCTTCCGGCACATTATCAGGGTCATTATCAATCATGATCGGGCTGTTTCTTTTGGTCGCCCTGCTTCCCATTGTCCTGTGCCTCCTTTATCCGGCTTATGGCCGTTTTATAATAGTCGGGGTTCTTCTCTATCCCGATGAAGTCTCTATTTGTGTTGATACAGGCTACTCCGGTTGTTCCGCTACCCATGCAGTTGTCTAACACCGTCTCGCCTGAGTTTGTGTACGTCTTAATCAGCCATTCTTCCAGCTTTACAGGCTTTTGGGTGGGGTGCAATCCCTTTTCCCTTGGGAATTTCAGGATTGTTGTGGGGTTCCGCTTGCCGTCACTACAGTCTGTTAAGATGTCGTCACGAAACTTTCCCCAGTTTTGGGGAAGCCTTTCCCCTTTGCCCCCCCCTATTCTTATAGGGCTTTCCGTCCACATATTGCTTGTTATAGGTCGGCTGGTGCTTATAGAATATCTGGATGCTTTCATGCGCTTTTAGGGGCTTGCGGTTTGCGTTCAGAAAGTCGCTACCGTTTTCCTTTACCCATATCAGCTCATACCGGTACAAGTCTTTCCCAGCGCTTACAATGGCCGCTGTAAATGGCATATCGCTGTGCAGTGCTATAACGCCATTGCTTTTGATTATGCGCCTGTATTGCGCCCATAGCAGCTCCAGCGGGATGATGACATCCCATTTGTTCCGCGTTGTACCATAGGGAAGGTCGCACAAAATCATGTCTATACTGCCTTCTGGTATCCCCTTCAAGATGTCCATGCAGTCTGCGCAGTATAGTTTCATGTGTCCTCCATATAGCAAAAGTGCCAGCCGAACTTTCAAGTTCAACTGGCACTTGGCAATTAAGCACTTGGCACGCTATTTCTTATTGATATTATAGCATATTATGCGCTAATATGCAAGTTTTTTATTTTCCGGTGCTACCAAATCCTGCGTTGCCGCGTTCCCGATCCGGCATCTTGCTGCACGGGTAAAAGTCGTAAGATTCCACCTTGATAAACACGATTTGGGAAATTTTATCCCCAGAATTGACTTTATAATCCGTTTTTCCGTGATTATAAAGCTTTACGCAGATGCTCCCGGTATATCCTGCATCGATCACACCTTCGTTTGTCAGATCATGCTTAACATTCAGGCCGGATTTGCTTTTCAGAAACCCCGCATAGCCCTTCGGGATGTCAATGTGCACGCCGGTATCAATTACAGCGCTCCCGTTCGCCGGAATCATCACATCAACAGGGCTTTTCAGGTCTGCACCTGCATCCCATCCAAAATGTGCGTATTCCGGCATGTATGCGCCGTCATCCAGCACAACAGCAACCTGTTTGTGCACAGTATTGCAGCTTTTGCAGCAGTTATTTTCCATTTGTTCCCTCCTTAATCAGCAATCCCAAGTGCAGCAAACGAGAAGCACGGTAAAATCATCCATGCCCAAATTCCGCTGCCAGTAGAACGCACCATATAGGCGATGAATGCCAAAGTCGCAGTCAGTGCAAGCGCGTTGCCAATACTTTTCATATGTTCCTCCTTAAATTTTGTGTGCCAGAACCGCTTTTCCGTAAGTCGTGCCATCTTTATCGGCAATCTTGAGAACGGCGTTAATACTCACTTTAGGCGGCTCTCTTTTGCTGTGTGCCGCCATCTGCGGGCTGCCATATCTTTCTTCTTTTCGGCATGCTTCACACTTCTTTTCGTTCTTTTTTCTGGCAAAAACCCTCCCGCACCATTCACATTTGACAAGCGATTGCTCATTGCGCCTTGCGTTTTGCAGTGCAACAGCAGCTTCATGATGCTTTTTCTTGCATTCCGGGCAAAGTCGGGCTTTTGCGCTTCCCTCAAATTCCTTTTTACATTCAGTGCAAATCTTAACCATTTATTCGCCCCCGTGCGTGTGATCCATGTAAATTACCGGCTCTTGGTTATCTTCCTCAGCCGCAGCTCTGCCAACGGACACGCCGATGGAATAGGCTCCCGCAATCAAAATTGTGACAATCGCGGTGCCAAGAATCGAAAGTAAAATGTTCATTTCTGCTCCCTCCAAAGCCCTGAAATCTGTTTGCAACACAGTGCAAACAGGTAGATCAGCAATGCGCCGATAAGCATCGCTCCCGGCGCTGCAACGAAGATCAGAGCAAGGCATTTGATTGTGTAGATGTAGTTTGCGTCAAATACTGTCATGCTTCTTTTCCTCTCTTTATCACTTTCCATACCGCATATAGAGCTTCCATTACTCGCTTTCCTTCCGGCGTGGCGGAATCGAACGGTAAATGCGCACTGATACATGCTTTCCTGATTGCTTTCAGCGCATCACCGCGTCGAATCAGGTCATTCTCATCACCAAAATCTGAAATCTTCGGCACGCCGTCAAAAGAAATGCACTTGCTGTTTACTGGGTCAAAAAATGTTTGGTTCATTCTTCCCTCCGCAACCACTTGATAGCATCTTGCACGCTGTCAAATTCCAAGCAGCACTGGGCATCAGATTTGCTATTGTCGCAAGCTAGCAAAGTAATCCCAAGTGTCCCGTGCTCCAGCGACAGATACAACCCTCTGTGTTGTTTGGGATGTTTAATAACATCATCCATCCCAGAATAATCAACGATTTTTATTATATTGTTCATTTGCCATCCTCCTCCAATCGCCGTTCCCAGCGCTCATACTTTTTGAATTTTATCAGCATGACGCGATCAAGATAATCAGGCCCTTTACAATCAAGATATTCGCTCACGCAAAGCATCATAGCATTCGTCAATGGTTTTAGGCGTTGGGTTTTCGCCGCGATACTTCCGCGCGGATTTCAACGCTGCTTGCGCAAGTTCCGAACACTCTTCTGCGAGCTGTTCAAGAAATGCAGGCTCACCGATTCTTTCTACTATCGTTTTGGGCTGTTCTTTCGGCTGACTTGCGCCCGGAATCGGGCAGCCTATTGTTGTGCTCATTCTGATACCTCCTCTACATACGCCATGTTCTGGCGCAGATTGAGAAATTTTGGATTGAGAACACAAGCCGGGGCGACAGCACCATTGATGCACGCACCAACGCAGCCAAACCGACTACTAATATCCACAGAGCGAACTATGGCCGCGCATCCAGTGTCGGAATCCTCGTCACCGCAATACCACGGTGTGGCAGTCCAAATCCAGCTATCGTAATGCGGGATGTAGTCACGGTACTTGCGGTACTCGTCACAGGTCAGGATAAAAACGGTGTCTTTCACTGTTCCATAGGCGCGATCGCCGTTGTCGGCAACAAGTTCAACGGTATGTGACAGCAGACTATTTTTCTCAAAAACAGCGTTCTCCATATCAGATAGAATTCCACGCACATTACTGGTTCGGTAGTTATTCCAGTTTCCTTTTTCATCGACATACTGTTCGTCTGGGCAGAATTTTACATCTTTTGCCCACGGTTCAGCCATAATAGCCAGCACACCGCCGTCAGGGTGGTTCGGGTCAAGGCATACCCACTCGCAATTTTTGAACATGAAGTGTTCGCCGGATCGCATGGTTGTGATGTTAGTCATTGTCGGTCACCTCCGTTCTGCGATTCCACAACTCAATTGCGTCCTGCTTGTTTTTCATGTGGATAGTTCCGATGCTGCAGTAGTTGCACTGCACTACATACATACCGTCATAGCTTTCATATAACCCGGCTGTAGAACCGCAGAATGGGCAACGCTTGAGTTTAATTTTCATTGTCGGTTACCTCCGTGAGCCAGTATTTGCGACTGCAGCCATCGCATCCTTTTTCATTTGTGCATTCAATGCTTTCATCAACGTCGCAAGGTCTAATACACAAAATTCCATTATCTTCATCTATTGGTGCATTCGGAAACATCTTCAAAAACTCACTCTGGCGGGTATTGCGGGTCTTGATGGGGTTGTCTTTCGCCCATTGCTCGACTTTTGAAATTGTTTCTTCAATGCTTTTAACTAAATTGTCGCCGCGCCTAAGCGTGTGCATGACCATGCACTCGCCATCTTTACAAACAGGACATTCCCTGCAGCTTCGATTTTTGCATAATCTGTTTGCCGTCTTGAAAAATTCAACTGCGTCCATAGTCTAACTCCTTACCAATCTGCATCGATAACTACAAAATCTCCGTTTTCTATGGCGCGATCTACAAGCGCCACAATGCTTGCCCAGTTGTATAGTTCGTGTGCTTTGGCAAACGCAGCAAGCTGTTTCGCATGTTGAGCGGTTAGTGTCATGTCTTTTCCGTAAAAATCGCGTTCCGGCTCTTTATCTCGTATTTCATAGGGCACATAATAGCCGATTTTTTCGGGATACTCTTCCCAGACACGGCCACAAGAATCTACCTGGTCGCGGATTGTATCTCTGATTGGCTTGCCGCAGTGCGGGCATTTTTCCGTATGGCAGCGGCAGACTGTAATATCAAGTCCCATTGCGATTACTCCTCATCCATAAGCTAATAGTAAATTTTAGGCTTGGTTTCACACATGTTTTTCACCTTCTTTTCATTGCGGCCTTTTGCGCTTCTTTCAGCAGATTTTCACATTCCGGGTTCTTGAAAACCTCCCATCGCAATGAGTGAATGTCCCGCTTCTCTTTCGTAAGACCGGTTTGAGCAATCGGCTTCTGGAAAAGCCGGGAACAGATATACTCTTTGCAAATCAAAGGCCGCACAGAGTAAACATCGCACTGTTTTGTGTGCTCATTGCGGAATGGGCAGCTTAAATCCGGCCCGCCCTTTGTTTCCAAAAAAGAGCGCTTATTTTCCTGCAAGTGGTGCTTTCTGGCATAATCTCGCAGCCGTTTAATTTCGCCTTTCGTGAGCGGGAGAAGATCAGCGCAGCATTCGCCGCACCCGCTGCAATGGCCATCAATGCAGTTATTAGAGCAAATACCGCTTGCATTCAGCAGCGCGGATGCTTTACCAGCCAACTTCTTGAACAAAGTCATTCGGCCCTCCTTCCCATTCATCGCATCCGTCATCCCAAAAGTCGGCGCAATGCGGGCTGTCGGCGTTGCAGCACACACTATTGAACTGTTCATTTCATCGGCAAGCGCTGCAACGTTTATCCATATTTTCAGGCGTTTCAAAGCTCATAATTGTTCCCCCGTTTCATCCACATCAACCCCGATGTTTTGTAGCGTAACCTGCGCCCATGTGTCGGCCAGCTGGTCAACGCGGTAGCTGGAATACTTTTCCGTGACAGGGCCGCTCATGGCATTCTGGATTTTGACTAGCGTGGACGGCTTCAGTCCCACCTGGTAGCAGGCCAGCAGGCATAAATACAGTGATCTCAAAGCAATATCCTGCCGTTCTTTCATCACTTCCTCATGCACCCTTGCGATTGATTCAGCTTCAAGCTTTGCAATATAAGCTTCCGCTTCTTTCTTGTAACAAGCCGGAAGCTGTATTTTGGCTTTCATGTTATCTCCTCCTGTGGCCCGGCAGGCCGTGATTCCTCACATCCCGCCGGATTTTGTCTCCCCTGAGCACATCCGCTTCGTTCAACGCCTGCGCCTGCATGCGCTGCTTGCTGATATCATCCATCTTGGCGCGGTATGCCAGATACTTTCCACAAGTGCTGTGACATAGCGTGTGGCGTTCCGGGCAGTGCTCGCATGGGGCGGATAGTGTTCCGGTCATTTTTTATTCTCCGTTCCTGATGTAATTTCCCCATTGTTCGGCCATTGCTTCAGCGATGCCAGGAAAAGTTTTGCTTCTGACTTTTCCCGAACGGCTGATAGTATCTTCCCACGTCCGCGCCTTTCCGCTCGGCAGCTTGCCAAACAATACTGCGTTGTCAGGCTTTGGAAGCCCTGTTCCATGTAGCACTGGAAGATTAACCAGCCAAAGCGATGTTGCTTTTGTAACGTAATTTTCTGTATCTTCTGTAGATTTTGCGAACATATATGGGTGAATCGTTTGGTCTGGTTTTCGATACGCCGTGTTCATAAATCCTATGGGATTTTCGATCGCAATCCGTTTCGCGTTCCCTGTAAGAAATCGCATAAAAAATACAGCACCTTTTGCCCGCTCAACCCACCGTGCAACCACCTTTTCTGGCGCTGTGCACCGCAAAGAAAAACTACGCGTTGCAACATTGCTAAGATATGTGCAAGGTGGGTGTGCAATAAGCAAATCCCATTTTCCAATATCGTGCGTTTTGCCGTCCATTGTTACGACTTGCCCCCCCCTCAATAGCTTTCAGGGCATCGCCCAAGATGTGCCATTCCGGGTGTCCGCCAGACGGTTCCTGAATATCGCAGCTGTATGCTTCAAATCCTCTGGCACGGAATGCCTTGCAAACGGTCTGGGATTCTTCACAGGCAACAAGAACTTTGTATGTCATTTCACTCACTTTCCATGTTTCCACCTTTCCATGCTTCCATACAGTTCACAAATGATTGCTTTTCTAATTTCTCTTTCCCATAGTTGGGTGTTTCAGGCACGTTTATAACGCGTTTTACGCGCGGTTTGCTCACGGTGATACTTTTCTTGGGCAGCTCGTATTCGACTGCGCTATCCGGGTATTTGCGCACGAATTTCACCAAACTTGGGTATTCCTACGCCATAGCCAAAAGTTTACGTGATAGTTTCCGGTTCATCGTGTACACGTTGGCGGTTTTCTCTGCATCGTTATATGTAATAATCGTTTCTCTTTCAGATAGTGGAACAACCTTCTTTTTCGTTTCCGGCATTTATTATTCCTCCAATTCCTCAATCGTTATTTCAGTTCGCGGATTGTCTTTGTCGTACTTCACCCGGCTTCCGTCAACCGATTCGATGATCGTGTAATTATCATCCGCAAGGATTCTGCCTTTCACAAGTAGGTCATGGGCAGCTTCCAAGCAGTTCGATACGTCACATTTTCTTCTGGTTTTCATGTAGAACACTGTCACAACGCGACAGCGCCCCGCCAGCGGGGTTTTCGGCTTTGGGGTAAGAAAGTATATAGCTTGCTCTTCGTAGCGCTTATAGGCGCTGCTAGGGGCTATGAACGGCATTCCCGTTTTTCGATTCACCAAAATGCGTTGTGAGTTCTTTTTCGTGACTGGCGGCAGCGGGATGGTGTACTTATAGATCACATGTCTTCCTCCCGTGCCTTTGCCTTGAATTCCGCTGCTTTCAGCTTCCATTGTGCTGCGTCATAAGCGCACTTTATCAACTTCTCGCTGTATTTTTCCATTTCCCGGTCAAGTTCAATCGTTTTTTCTGTGCAAGTCTGTGCAAGCTGCATGTACATTTCTCGGTTAGTCAATGTTTGTCACCTCACAAAATAGATGAAACGGCTTCACCCACGCAAAATCAAGCTGTCCGCAAGCGCCGTGCCTGTTCTTGACGATCTCAATCACGGCATCGCTTTCGCTTGGCGGGTCTTCTTCCCGCTGTTCTCGCAATTTGGTGTAGTGTTCCGGGTTAATGGCAAGAATCATGTCTGCATCGTGTTCAATGGTGGCGGAGCCGAACATGTCGGACATCTTGATAAGTCCCGTGTCGGCGGCTCTCGCAGCCTGTACAAGCTCAATGATGCAGATATGATATTTCATTGCCAGCTGCTTTAATCCCCGTGTAAGGGCCGCTAATTCGTCATTGCGCTTTTCTTTGGCGTTTGGTGGTGCCACAAGTCCCAGATGGTCAATGACAACCACTTCCGGTTTTCGCTCCTTGATGGTCAGTTCAACGTCTGCAAGGCTGGTCAGGCTGGAATCATCCAGAATCAGCTTGTACCGCCTTTTCAGGATTTCTGCATCCTCTGCAATCTTGCTTTCTTCCTCTTCGGTCAGCGCATGATTTGTGATGCGGATGCTGTCGATCTGTTCCCATCGGGAAAAGATTGCTGTGTAAAGCTGTTCCCGGCTCATTTCCATTGACTGGTACAGCGTCAGGCAGGTTTGCGATATCTGCGCCGCCATTTGCAGGGCCAGTGTTGATTTGCCTTTGCCGGGCCGGGCAGCAATCACTGTTACGCCGCTTCGTACAAGTCCTCCGGTCAGCTTATCCAGCGTTCCAAAACCCGTTTGGATGTTGTCATTCGGTTTTTTCAGCCATTGCAGGAAGTCCTCTATGCCATCAGCAAAGTCCTTTGCGCTGCGCTGGCGCTGGTGCTCCATGATGTGCTGCTGCTTTTCCATCATGGCTGCAACCGCGCCGAACATTTCATCCGCGTCTGCATCCGATGCCACAAGTTCGCCCATCTTGGCAATCATCAGCCGCTTCCGGTATCCATCCAGGACACAGTTGATGTAGGTGTTGAACCCGCTCACCGATGGAACTGTCTGGGCGCATTCGTAAGCAATCGCCTTGATGTTTTCTTTGCAGCGTGATATTATCGATACTGCATCCGCCCGTTCCCCTCTGCGATCAAGCTCCTTGCAAAGCAGGAAGATATCTCCCAGGTCTTTGATGCTGAACATCTGCGCTGTCAGGCTTTTGAACGCTTCGCTTTGCCGGTCAGGCTCTATCAGCATGATGCCAATAACGGCTTTTTCCGCAACAGCTGTATTCATTTGCCTGCCTCCTTCCACCCAATGAGTTTGGGAACAACGCCGTTAATCAGATCTTCCCGTGTGTATTCCCGGTCATAGATTGGAATCAGGTCTCCAGACTTGCGGGGTTCAGCAGGCGGCTGCGCTGTTTCGTCTTCCCAGCGTTTATGATTCAGCCAGGTAGCAGGATACGGAATATACTTGCCGCTATCTTTCTGCCACTGTTCTGTGGTCTTGAGATACTCAAGGCTTTTCAGGATTGCGGACAAGGTAGATTCGTCAGTAACAAGCTTCTCAAATTTCTTGCGTGCATCTGCCTTGCCTGTCTTCTTGGGATAGGCTGACCAGAAGGTGTCAAATCGAGGAACAACCGCATCATCCCCTTGGGGGGTATAGGGGGTATTCTTAACTTCTTTATTATTCTTTATATAAGGGTCTGTGTTAGCACTGTGTTGGTTCTGTGTTACCTGTTTGTTAGATTCTGTGTTAGCGCATTGGTAATCACTGTAATTATTCACCGTAAACACGCTAAATTTTCCGTGCTCACACTGTGTTATTTCTTGTGTTGATTTTAGATGACATAAAGCAGTGCGCACAGATTGAACAGATATGCCGGTATCTGTTGAAATTTGGCGGATAGATGCAACTGCCTGTCCGGTTTCCAAGTGAACCCCCTTGTAATAACAGGGTTCATAGCAGGCCAGAAATAGCAGATGCAGGAACACACATTTTGTTGGAGTGTCTGTGTACCACCCCCATTTCATCATGCGGCGGTACAGCTTGATGTACCCTTCGTTTGCCATTTTTCAAAACTCCTGTGCTTGTACCATATCGTCCGTCCACTGCGTCCCATGTACAAAACTCAATTTCATCACCTGCCTTTCGCTCAAAAATCAAAAGGGAGATCACCGTCATCTTCAATCGGCTCGTAATCATTGTTTGCCGCCACAGGCGCAGAAACGGCCCTATTAGCCACGTTCTGACTTTGGGCGGGTTCTTTATTGCCTGCAAACGAAACGTTGCTAGTAACCACCTCTATGGCCGTGCGGTTGCTGCCGTTCTTGTCTTGATAATTCCGGCTCTGCAAACGTCCCTCAACGGCAATCATAGAACCTTTCTGGAAATAGCGGCAGATAAATTCTGCGCTCTTGTCCCAGGCAACGATGTCAAAAAAATCTGCCTGATTCTGGCCGTTGGCATCCTTGCGTCCCCGGTCTACCGCAACGCGGAACGATGCAACATTTTTACCTGTTGTAGTCTGGCGCAGCTGAGGGTCAGCAACCAGTCTTCCCATAAGTGCAACTACATTCAACATGTCTTTAATCCTCCAAATAATTCTTTCCAAACCGCCGGGCAAACTCTTCCTTTGTCCAGCTGTAATCAATCATTGCCATGCGCTGTGCGGTCATCTTGAGTTCAAGCCGCATCCCAGCATCCAGCCCTTCCATCTCGGGCCAGCACTGCTTTTTGCCGTGAATCCATCTGTGGCAATCCGGGCAAACCAAAATCCACAGGCCAAGTGATTTGCTTTTTGTCCGGTTCTGGCCGTAGAGCACTTCATGCCGTACCAAAGCGTGGCCGTTAAGGCAGCAATAACACTGTGGGTGGCCGAACATGTCTTTCTTGTTTGGCATGATGGATGGTGCATAGCCGTTGGAATCAAGCGCAACGCCAAATTCGTTTTTCATTCGCCGGTCAGTCCTTTCAGCTTCGCGATTTCGTCCGGTGTCATCGTGGGGATTCCCTGCTGCTGGCATTCCTGCACAATCAGTTCCAACAAGCGGTGCATCTGCTTACTGTCATAGACGCTGGAACCATACCAGCATTGCAGAGTGCAGAACGTTCCGTTTGGGGTGGGCATCGTATCCAGCAAAATAACTTGCCAGCCCTGGCCCTGGCTTTCCCAGCCGCGCTTAAACGTTTCGGCTGCTTCTTGCTTGATAGTGACGATATCGCTTGCACCTGCAACATCCCGCACAAGATCGCGGTAAATCTCAACAGCAGGCTTTTTAAGCTTTTCTGCAAGCTGATTAAGCAATGTCCACGCATAAGCGTTTGATGTCAGGCTGCGCTTTTTCCGTACCTCGCCAAAAACACCTGCAAACAGCTTGCCGGGGCCGGATTTGACTTCGTTCGCAAAGTTCTGCGCTTCTTCCATGTCCGGCTTGCTTTTAAGACGAAGCATCAGAATCTCACCCATCAAGGTAGCATCCGCGATGTTGATTGTATGGCTCATTTGCTCCACTCCTGAATCTGTGCAATCAGCGCATTGCAGCCGTCCAACGTTTTCATTGTCCCGCCGGGAACGGCTTTCAAAGCGTCTAGGACTTCATTTCGTGTATGTTTTGATTTGGCGCAATACTCGGTAATTGCAGCTGTTAGTGTAGCGCGGGCTTTGACATATTCGCTTGCTTCGGCCTCGCTGGACTGAATATCGCCTTTGGTTGGCTGTTCTGGTGCTACGTTTGCGCTCGTCTGCTTGTGGTATTCATCACTGTCAGGGTCTTTTGTGTCATCAATGCAAAACAGGCCATTCAACGCATATTTTCTGGCATAGCTGGATGCTGTACCGGTAATCTGTGCGCCGTCCATACCTTTTTTGGTTTCATCCTCGCGGGCAAAAGCTGTGGTACTGGTTGAGTTTCCCTCTTTGTCCGTTACTGTGGCAATGGCCTTGATGTAATAGCGGCTTCCGATAAGTACAATATCGTCCATAACGGTCAGCGTGCAGCCATATTTTGCACAGAGAGGTTTTGCCGCTTCAAGAATGCTTTCCGCGTTCCGGTATTTATACTTTCCGAAAGAGTTGTAAAGGTTCTTGGGTGCTTTCAATTCAGATTGAATCTTAGAAAGTGATTCAAACACGCTCATGCCTTTTCCTCCTTTGTCACAATCCCGTTCACAGTCAACTTTTCAGCCTCTCTGGTGAACGTGATGTTCAGTGTTCCGCACGTTTCAATTCCGAGATTTTCTTCCTTTTTCAGGCTTTTCATCATCTCGTAGATTAGTTTTTCAATGCCATAGGTTTGCCCATCAACACAGATGGTTGCAAAGTTTTCCGAGCAGTAAAGGCTTCCTGTGGCTTCAATGCTATAGTTCTTCAGTTCCATCGTTATCCTCTCTTACCGTGCTATCAATGCAAGTTTCGCCCCAAATGCAATCCTCGCACATAATGGGGTGGCCGTATTCGTCAGCCGCGCCGCAGCCAACAGGCAGCTCTTCATCCGGCGGGAACGGGTTATCTCGATGCCCCCAAAAGCTGATCATTCGGATGCCTCCACAAGGTCGCCGTTTTTCAGCTTGTACCAGGTGTCAGGCTTGATGTTTTCGCCGTCAACCTTAAAACACTGCACATCTGTACGATGCCAGTTGTATTCATCATCTTGCGCCCATTCTGCAAGCACAATCCAGCATCCTAAAGCGCCTTTAGCTTTACTATCAATGCCGAGCGCAGCAGCAACGCTTCCTTTTCCCGATACATCTGCTTTGGAGCGGTCGCCCGTGTTGGTGGACGCGGAG